CTATTGGTAAGAACTTTGGATTAGCTGAAGGTTTTAGTAACTTATTAGATAAGGGCGCAAGTTTATTGTTTGATCCAGAAGCGGAAGCAAAAAAAGCAGAGGCAACAAGGCAGGAAAGTTTAAAAGGTTTAGAAAAATTAAAGAATGATCGTGCAGGACTTGAGTTATCCATACAGGCAATTGACAAGGCGGCAGCAGATAAAGCCAAAGAAAGTGCCAAAGCTAAATTAGAAAGTGAAGCGGAATTACAACGTAAGCTTAAGGAGTTAAGGACTGATAATATAAAAGACCAGGAAGTACAGGACTTACAAAGATTAAAAAATCAATACGAAGCTGAGCAGGAATCTATTAGACAATCAAAAGCAAGTGAGGAAACAAAGTCACAAACCTTATTAGCTTTGCGTGAAAAATACAACAATGATTGGAACGCAATAGAGACTAAGTACGAAGAAGAAAGACAAAAGAAAGCGGATGAAGATGCAAAGAAATTAGCAGAGGAAGAAAAGAAAAAAGAGGATGAAAGAATAAAGCAAGGACTTACATTAATTGATGCGCAGGAACTTGAAAAGAAAAACAGACGTGAATTATCATTACAGGATGAAATAGACTTTGAAATACGTAGGTATGACTTATTAAAGTCTAACAAAGAATTGTCAAATGCCGACCTGCAAAAGTTGGAAGAAGAACACAACGCTAAAATGTTGGAACTTCAAAACAAACAAACAGAAGGTGAGAAGGCAATGCAGGAAGCTTTAAGCTATTTAAGGCAAAATGGATTAAATGATTTGCAAACAATTACAAGTCTATTCATTAAGGATAGCGACAAGGCAGCTAAAGCACAAAAAGCTTTTGCGCTTGCACAATTAGCCATTGATTCAGGGCAGGCAATAAGCACCATGATTCCTGCGGCATTTAGAAACGCAAAAGAAGCTTCTAAGGCTGCTCCTGGTCCTGCAGCTCCTATCGTGTATGCATCTGTTTTAGCAGCAGGTTTGGCAAGTGGATTTGCAACGGTAGCAGCAAATGTGGCAAAGGCTAAAGCACTACTCAATAAAGCTCCGGGTGGTGGAGGTGGTGACGTTAGTGTACCAGGTGGTGGAGGTGGAGCAGGTGCGCCTGCAATGGGTCAGACAGTTGGTAATACTACCACTAACATAGAGAATCTACAAAACCAAGGAACGCAAGCACCTCAGCCATTGAAGGCAGTAGTGGTGCAGACAGAAATGGCAAATGTAAATCAACAAGTTAACAGAATTGAAGAACGATCTAAAATAAATTAAAGAATTAGAAAAAATGAACTTACCTATTTACAGACTATTAATTAACGATGAAGAGACAAGCGGTGTTGAATATGTTGCACTTGTTGATGACCCTGCAATCATGAAAAATTGGGTAGCTTTTAATTCTCACAAATTTGAAAGTTACAATGACTATCCAAAAGCGGCAAAGGAGAATGCACAAAGGGCAATTGACTTAAGAGAAAAACATGATTTAAAGTGCGGCACTCCTGTAGGTTGGCAAAGGGCAAACCAATTGGCAAAAGGTGAGAATATTAGTCGTGATACGATTGCGAGAATGGCTGCATTTGAAAGGCATAGAGAAAATTCAAAAGGTGATCCTAAAGAAGATTGCGGAGCGTTAATGTGGTTAGCTTGGGGTGGCGACGAAGGGATAACATGGGCGCAAAGAAAGTTAGAACAAATAGATAGGCAGGATTTTGTTAAGCCTTCAAAGGGTGAGCGTGAAAGTGAATTTATACCAAGATGTATTTCAACCTTAGTTGATGAAGGTAAGGAGCAAGAGCAAGCCGCAGCCATTTGTTATTCCGTTTGGAAGGAAGAACATAAATCTTCAATGCAAATTCACGATGAAGAAAAAAGGGTTATTGCCGGACCATTAATGATTGCAGACCTTCCAATTTACAGGCAGGATGAAAAGTTAGGTGAATATTACGTTGTGTTTGATTCCAAAACAATTGAACAAATATGTTTAAAGTACCACTACCAACAAAACAATAAGAACGTAAACTTAATGCATGATCCTAACCAAAAGGTGCAAGGGGTATTCATGTTTAATGACTTTATCATTAATCGCAAGTTAGGAGTGAATCCCCCAAAAGGTTATGAAAGTTTGCCTGATGGGTCATGGTTTGGATTCTATAAAGTTGAAAATCCAGAGGTTTGGAATAAAGTAAAGGATGGTGAAATTAGAGGTTTTAGTGTTGAGGGTATATTTGAACATCAATTTATTGTAGACAAAGATGCCACACAAATTGAAGCCTTAATGGAGCGTTTCAAGTCACTACGTTCTAAATTAGCCAATATCAAATAATTAGTACTTTTTATTAAACACTTATTATGTCATTAAGAGAAAAATTCAAAGCTGAATACGAAGCTTTAAAAAGCGAGTTGGAACTTGCAACGATGGAATTTAAGTCAATGTTTGGTATTGCACAAAAGTTTAACGACTATAAATTAGGCGATGGAACTATTGTAAAGACAGACGTTGAATTAGGTATTGGTGCAAAGATTGACGTAGTAGACACGGATGGTACTATGGCTCCTTTGATGGATGGTGAATATGAAATCATGATTGAAGAAAAGCCTGTAAAGATAAGTGTAGCAGCAGGTTACGTGACTGAAATGGAATCGCCTGAAATGGAAGAGACTGAGCAACCGGAGGCAGAAGTTGAAAGTGGGGATAAGAAAGAAGATGAGGTAATGGAAGAACACATGCCTACAGAAGAAATGCCTACAGAAGAAATGCCTGCAAATGAACTTGAAACTGTAAAGGCTGAGATTGAAAACCTTAAAGCTGTTATTGCTGAAATTGTAGCAAAAATGGAAGGCTCAATGACATCCGCAGAAGAAACAAACAAATCACTTAGAAATTTAACTATTTCGTTTGAAAAGATATTAGATTCACAAAAGTCGCAATTTGCACTTATTGAGAAAATAGGCAGTGAACCTTCGGTGGAGCCTATCTCAAAGAAAAAAGAGTTTGTAAATGCGGAAGATGTGAAGGCGAATTTTAGAAAACAATTTGGACTTTAATTTAAAACAATAAAACAAAATGGCACTATCATTAGGAACATTATCGGCTTACAGTTATGAAATGACTGCACCGATATTTGAGACTGCGCTTTTAGGTGACAGCTCAACAGACTTGCTTACTAAAGTACCGGGTATTAAAAGCTCTGCTAAAATCCCAGTATTTGATTCAACTGCACCTGCTCAATCAGGTAACGGTTGTAACCCTACTTCATCAGGTACAACTTCAATCACTCAAACAACTTTATCAACTGTTGATTTTTCAGTTGAAGAGCATATTTGTTTGAAGGATCTTGAGGCTTACTTTACACAGGCTTATTTGCCAGGCGGAGCTAAACCTGAAACAACTGAACTTTTAGACAGAATCGTTAATCGTAAATTAGCTTATATTGCTAAGAACGTAGCACGTACTTTGTTCCAAGGTAAAACAACTTACACTAACTCTACATGGTTAAAGTTAATGAATGGGTATGTTTCTTTGATTGATACTGCAGGAACAGCGGTTGCTGCTACTTCTCAAGCGGATGTAACTACTTCGACAGTACGTGGTATTGTTGAAGAAATGATCTTCCAAAAGATTCCTTCTAGAGTATTAGGTAAGAATCCTGTTTTAGCAATGGGTATGGAAAATTTCCGTGTGTTATTGCAGAAGCTTTGGGCAGATAACTTGTATCACTACATCCCAGGTGCACGTGAAAACAACACAATGGAGTTAATCTATCCTGGATCTAACGTGAAAGTTGTAGGAATCCAAGCTTTGAATAACGATAATGACATCGTTGAAACTGGTGTACTTCCAACTGCGGTTAATGATCGTATGATTGCATTCGACAAAGAAAACTTTGTGTTTGGTTTCGACCAAGAGAATGACTTATCTGATTTTGACGTGTTCTTCGATAAGACATCTAGAAAGCTTAAGTTTTTCCTAGCAGGTAGAATCGGAGTAGCTATTCACGATTACACAGCGGTAGCTCAATACAAAAACACCTAATTAATAATTAAGGGCGGTTAATAGCCGCCTTTTTAAATAAAATATTATGCCAACAAATTGCGTTATCATTGAAGGATTATCTCTCGACTGCAAAGGAGTTGCAGGGGGGATCGACACTATTTACTTGGCTGAGTTTGAAAATGTTTCTGCGGTTACTGCATCTTCGGGAGTTGTTTCGGGTATCACTATGGCATCCGGTAAGAAATTCTTTGAATATAAAGTAAGACCTGAGAATGCGACATTTACTCAAGAACAAACATTCAGCAAAGAAAATCAAAGTTATTTTTCTAATCAAACACTTACTTTTGACATCTTCAAAATGAGTGCTAAGAATAGAAACATAATTAAACTTTTAGTACAAAATAGACTAATGGCTATTGTTAAGTCTACAGAAGGGACTTATTGGTTATTAGGTGAGACAAGAGGTATGGATGTTATCACTGTTAGCGAATCCACTGGTAAAGCTATGGGTGACAAGAATGGTTCAATGCTTACTTTACAAGTAAACGAGCCAGATCCTGCAAACACTGTTAATTCAGGTATTATTTCTGGTTTGCTATAATTTCTGTTTGTCATGTTTAGAAAGGGGGCTTTTTAGCCCCTTTTTTATTTAATATAGCCAAATTCAAAAATTTAGTACTTATTAATATGCAAGTAATTAATAAAGGACAAAGCAATAAGTTTGTAGTGACTTTAAAGGAAAAACAGACCTTGACAAATCCTTATTTTTTATTTGAGTTTACAAACAAGGTTGAGAGGAATCCTATTTATGTAATACTTACAGACGTAAGTGGATTCCCTGATAGGTTTAATCAATTTAACATTGTGGAAGGTACAACGGTAAATTTAACCGAGGAAGGTGAATGGGATTACAGAGTGTTTGAGCAGTTAAGCAATTCTAATTTGAATCCTTCACTTTCAGACAATAAAGTACCATTGGAAGTTGGGATGTTATATGTTAAAGGAACACCTACAATCACGAAAAAACAATACGTAAAAACACAAACTATAAAAACGTATGGCGCAGGAGTTTAGTAATATGTTAATGGTATTGAAGTTGAATGCTTCAAAAGTGCCTGTTTTTAAAGAAGAAAAAAACAAGGATTGGATTATTTATGGTGCGGATGACAAAGAGTTTAAAAATCGCTATCCTGATTACCTTTTAAAGCTTTTTAATCGTTCTTCTAAGCACAATGCTATCCTAACCTCAAAAGCCTTTTATATTGCAGGTAATGGTGTTACAATTAAGGATGAGGGAACAACTACTACAAGCAAGTCAATACGTTTAGACTATTTAAAACAAGCTAACAAATACGGTGAAACAATAAGCGATATTGTTTACAAATGTACATTAGATAGGCTTATTTTCGGTGGCTTTTATTTAGAGGTTATTTGGAACAAGGCAGGAACTGATTTTGAGTATTACAATATAGACTATACCAAAATTAGGATGGATAAGAGTGAGGATGGTTATTGGTATTCAAATGATTGGTCGCAAACTACACAGAACGCAGAAAAAACTGAATTAGAGTATATTCCTAAATTCGATCCTGAGAATCCTACAGGAAGACAATTAATGTGCATGAAGATGTACAGACCGGGAATAAAATATTATCCTTTGCCTGAATACGTATCTTCAATTCCTTACGCTGAAATGGAATATGAAATTTCAAACTTTTGGCTTAATGGAATAAAATCTAATTTCAATGCGGGTACTATTGTAAGTTTTAACAATGGAAGACCTACAGAGGAAGAAAAACAGGATATATTCGACAAGCTACAAAACCAATATACTGGGACGGATTCAGCTAATAGTTTGTTAGTAATGTTTAACCAAACTAAGGACAACGCTCCGACAGTTGATAGGTTACAAGCTACAGACTTTGATAAGCAATTCGACATACTTAATAAGACCGTACAGGAAGAACTTTTCATTGGTCACAAAGTAGTCAATCCAATGTTAATGGGGGTAAAGACTGCAGGGCAATTGGGAGGCAGGAATGAATTAATTGAAGCTTTTGAGTTATTTAAAAATACTTACGTACATCCACACCAATTAGAGTTAGAAAAATTCTTTAATAAGTTATTTGAGTACAAAAGAAGTCCTGTTAAAATAAAGTTAGTTGAGGTCGAGCCAATTTCAAATCAATTAACTGAAAATACACTTGTTCAAATTTTGACTAAGGATGAACTTAGGGCAATGGCAGGATACAATCCGTTAGTGATTGAGGGAATGACTACCGAAAGTTTATTGAGTGAAAGATTAGGTGTAGGTGGAACTCAGTCGCTTGTTGCTATTGCTTCAAATCCTGAACTAAGCGAATCACAAAAATTAAACTTGTTAATTTTGTTATTTGGTTTATCCGAGCAAGATGCGTTAGGTATTGTTAGCGGTGCGGTGCAAGTGGAACAAAAAGAAAACGCAAAGGCAAAGGAAACATTTAGAGTAAACGAAAGTGAATTAAAAGCCTTAGACGTATTCAAAAAATACGGCAAGCCTTCAGAAACTTACGAGTTTGTAAACGACTTGTTTGCAGATGACTACAAAAAGAAATGGAAACAAATACTTGAGAT